GCAGAGATAGGCCTAACATCACGAGCAAACAGGACAAGACAATTAATCAAATTAAATACTTGACAAGATACGTTTACGCTGGCGAAACTACGGAAAAATCAAGACCTTTTTGTCGCAAAATGATTGATGCTAAGAAGATTTATCGCAAAGAGGATATAGTAGCAATGGAATCGCAGATAGTTAACAACGGTTGGGGTCCAAAAGGCGCTGATACATACGACATTTGGAGATTCAAAGGCGGTGGTTCTTGCCATCACAGATGGAATAAGCGGGTTTACGCTACTCTTTCAGGAACAGGACTAGACATTAACAGCGGTCAAACTAAGCAAATAGCACAAGCAAAGGCGTCTCGACAAGGTTATGTTGTGAAAAATGAGGAGTTTGTCACACAATTGCCAGTTAATATGCCAAATCAAGGATTTTTACCATCTAATAAACGATTCAAATAATGGCACAGTCTCTTTTAATAACTAAGAATGATTTGATTAGGTTCACAGCAACCAACGGAAATGTAGATTCTGATAAATTTGTGCAGTTTATAAAAATAGCGCAAGACATTCACATACAGACTTATCTAGGCTCAAAATTATTGAACAAGATACAAGCAGATATTTCCGCTAGTTCTTTATCGGGCAACTACAAAGACCTCGTGGATGACTATGTTAAGCCTATGCTTATTCATTGGTCAATGGTGGAGTGGTTGCCTTACGCAGCTTATACAGTAGCAAATAAAGGAGTGTACAAACACAACTCCGAAAATGCTACAAACGTAGAGAAAAATGAGTTAGATTTCTTGCTAGAAAAAGAACGGCAAACGGCGCAACACTACACAGAACGATTTATAAATTATATGAGTTTCCATCGGGATTTATTTCCAGAATACAACTCAAACAACAATGAAGATATGTATCCAGATACCACTAACAACTATACAGGATGGTTCATTTAAAAAAAGTTTATAAACCGAAAAAAGAGAACATCGAAAAATTACGAATTTTTTTAAATAAAACACAAAAAAATGGCAATTGGATACCACTACGACGTGATGCGTGAACAAGAAATACTGTTCCAAAACGCAATGCAAGTGAAAAACCCTAAGCACTCATTTGCTGGATTTCAAACAAAAGAAATAATAGAACAATGCAAGGATTCAACACTTTAACGCAAGCAATTAGAACCCACTTTGAGGGCGACCCACTTGTTAACACGGTAACCGAGGGTAATATTTTTGATGTTGATTTGAATAAACAAACGATATTTCCTTTGGTTCATTTGATGGTCAACAACGCATCCTTTGAAGGTAGCGTAATTCGGTTCAATGTTAGCCTTATCGCGATGGATATTGTTGATATTTCAAAGGACGAAACAACGGATATTTTTAGAGGCAATTCAAACGAGCAAGATGTACTAGACACTCAGTTGAGAGTGCTTAATCGTGCTTATGAACTAATGCGACGTGGCAATCTTTGGGACAACAGTATCGTTGTTGGGGCGGTTGGAAATTGTGAGCCATTTACAGAAAGATTTGAAAATTTGCTAGCTGGGTGGACAATGACGATAGACATTGATATACCAAACGATATGACGATATGCATAAATTAATGTACTTAAAAAATAATTTCAACATGGGTATCTGGCTAATGTCTATTGCTGAAAGTTTATTTTTGTTTTTTTCTCCAATCTTTGCGGTCGTTTTTTTGGTTGGATTCATGGCACTTATCGATACTTGCTTTGGCGTAGCAGTTGCTAGGCGAAAAAAGTTGTTCACGAGCAGAAAATTAAGGCTAGGATTTATGCCAAAAGTGTTTGGTTATTCTTTGGCAATTTTGCTTGTTTACGCTATTGATTTTCATATTTTGAATAGCCTAATAAATTCGATTATTTCGGTTGAATATTTAAGTACAAAAGTTACAAGTCTAGTATTTATCGTAATTGAAACAAAAAGTATTGACGAAAATTACACTCAAATATACGGTTATTCTATGCTCGATAAAGCAAAAAAAATAGTTAAATTAATTAAGACCGTAAAAGATTCTATAAAAGAATAGCTTTTTTATCAATAAAATATTTGTATCTTTGTTTAAAATAATCTAAAAGACAAAAATATGGAGAAAAAAAATTTAATAGTTTTTATCGTAATTTCAATAATTTACCTAACATTAATGGCGGCAATGTTTGGTGGATTCAAATACGAGGTAAGCCAAATCAAGCACAAATACGAAATACTTAAAAATGAATAGGCTACTTCTAAGCGCATTAATACTATGCTCGTGCGCTAACCCCTCAAAGATACATCAACGGTCTGTAAACAGAGGATATAGGCACGACACGACAATCGTAAGTGTAAAAGTTGTTGATACGATAAGGATAAACGGCAAAGATTCGATAATTACTAAATTTGTTGACGTAAAATGTCCAGATTTTGAAGCGCAACCGACACGGTATGAGACGAAGTGGAAGTATAATATTCAGCGAGATTCGATTAAATTAATTGAATATGTTACCAAGTGGCGTATCAAAGAAGTGGTTAAAACTAAACGAATAGTTGACAAAGTAGGCTTATTTCAATGGGTGAAAATACTTTTAATCGGACTAGCGATTGGTTGGTTTGGTAGGGTTATTTACAAAGCAATCTATTAAACAAATGATTGAATTAACAATAAATAGAGAAACTTGATTAAATTAAACATGAAAAAAATAAAAGAAAAATACAAATTATTAAAAGCCGAAAACAAAAACCTACGGCAAGATATATATGACTTAATCAGAAAAGAAAATGAAGAGGAAGGGATAGTGGTTAAAATGCGGTGGAATATGTTATTTAATGCAGAAGATATGGTTTGGATGGGTGGCGAAAATAATACTAATACCAAGTTTCAAGGCTTTCTTTCTCAAATAAGCATTAAGGCAAATTGCGCAAAAATTAAGGTTTAACTAAAGTAAACAATATGAAATTAAGTAAAAAAGGAAAAGAATTAATTGCGGGATTTGAAGGTTTGCGAACTAAGCCTTATTTATGTTCAGCTAAGGTGGCGACTATCGGAATTGGGTCAACACGCTACGAAGATGGAAGAAAGGTATCAATGTCGGACGAACCAATATGCACAGAAAGAGCCTACGAACTATTTGATACGACTGTTAAAGGATACGAAAATGCGGTAAACAAATACGCTAAGATTGCATTAAACCAAAATCAATTTGACGCACTTGTTTCTTTGTGCTACAATATCGGTGTGGGTGGCTACTCCAAGTCTACGGTTGTGCGATATTCCAATGCAGATGCGAGTGGCATAGAAATACAAAAAGCGTTCCTTATGTGGAATAAGGTAAAAGGGAAGGTAAGCAACGGACTTACTAGACGAAGAGTGATGGAAAGTAGTCTGTATAACGAAAAGTAGATTTATTTCCTCTATTAATTGGGTGCTGATTAATTTTTGCACCCTTTTTTTATTGCCTTTAAACACGATATTTGACAATATCGCTTCTATAAACGATATTTATTTTAACTCTACAACCCCCGTAAACGTTGACTTTCTAAAATAAATGTGAATAAATATGTTAAAAAGTATTGCGGAACGAAAAAAGATATGTATATTTGTAAGGTCAATAAGACGTAACAATAGAAAAATAGAAAACATGATAAAAGTAACAAACACAATTAACAACGAAGTAACAGTATTTGAAACTATGGAAATGGTTAACGACCACATCAAAAGTGAAATCGAATGGTTTAATTCTCCAAACGAAAATAAGAACGGCAACGGATACGATTCCGATGACTTTTTAGTATCAGAAATGCAATACGTTATTTTTGATAATTCAGCAACCGAAAATGCTTACGTTTGTGAAGATGGAAAAAACACGGAATGCGCAGAAGACGCTTGGGTATTTGAAACAGAAGAAGAAGCGCAAAGCGTAGTTGACAATACTAGCTATTGGTGGGAATGGGCAACCGTTCAAAGCTTTTAAGATGGTGAACATAAACGATAAATTAATCGAAATGAGCGATAAAGAAATATACGAAAAGTTTATGCTTTGGATGGGGATGAAGGCAACCAAAACAAAAATTATAGAAAAAAATACAGTAGTACGATTTGAAGATATTGGCAAGATTGATAATCGGTTCACTAAATTTGGTTACGACGAATTCTTTGCTGGTGCTGTGTTTGATGAAAATGGAAAGATTGTTTGCGCATACATTGATTCGCACGTTTCTTCTGCCTCTGATAATTCTGATAAAATTGACGAATTACTAAAAGATAGCGATACAAACTCAAATAAAATTGAAAATATAGACCACAAACTAATTGAAATGATGGAAGCCTTCAATATATTGCCCGAGTTCAACAAATCAACTAATGGATTTACTATTGGCAGAATTGAAATAATGGACGGAATCGCTTACAGAAATAATTTAGAAACCGAAATAGGAACTGTTAATATTCAGAATTTGGAAGAACAAAGTGAGATTTTCGCAGAGTTTAACGGGTGCAATGGCTACGAGGTTTGGAACGGTATGGATAGCAGTTGGCATACTCCCAAACAAGAAGATAAATTAATTCAATACTAATAAACTAAAAATAAAAAAATGAAAGAAAATATAACAATAGAACAAGCTAGGGAATTAATAGAGAATAAAATTTTAAAAGACCAAAGAATGCCAGTCTATGATGAGATTGTTTATAAAATTGTAAATAACAATGAAATAGAAGAATATTCTTTTCGAGGTTTGTTAAAATACGTTTATGAATTAAAATAAATATTGTTTTAATTGTGCATAACGATTAGTGTATGAGTAGTGGCTCTTGATAAGCCAAAAGATTGAATTAATAACGAACCCTTTTTATTTTTTTTAAGGGGTGCAATTGAAAGATAAAATATGAAGATTTTAAACCTTTACGCCTGTTTAGGTGGTAATAGATATAAATGGGATGACGTTGCTGATAATCTAGAAGTTACTGCGGTTGAGCTTGATCCTGAATTAGCGAGAATATATCAAGAGCGCTTCCCAAATGATACGGTAATAATTGCAGATGCTCATCAATATTTATTAGACCATTACAAAGAATTTGATTTTATCTGGAGTTCTCCGCCTTGCCCCACACATAGTAGGATAAGAATAAGCCAAAAGAACCGAGAGAACTTCACGCCAAAGTATCCAGATATGAAACTTTATGAAGAAATATTGTTTTTAGATAATTTTTTTGAAGGTAAATATGTTGTTGAGAATGTGATTCCTTTTTACGAACCTTTAATCCAAGCTAAAAAAAGAGGTAGGCATTTATATTGGACTAATTTTAATTTGCCAAATAATTTAAATGGAAGAAAAGATGGTGACGGTTTAATTTCTAATAATATTGATGAAGTAAAAAAACTATGTAATTTTCACGAAATAGATATAAGCACATATAAAGGAAGCCAACCAAAAAATAAGATAGCACGAAACCTTGTAGATTTTGAAGTAGGAAAAAAAATATTAGAAACAGCGTTAGGAATTATAAAACGAGCCAATGTTAACCAACACGAACTATTTTAAAACCATTTATGGCGATAGCCAAAGAACAGACACAAACCAAATTAAACACTTAAAAAAAACAAAATGAAAGAAAACAACGACATTCGGTCAGTATTTACGATTAATGAAAACGCAAAACAAAACATTTTAACATTGAAAAAAACATTTAAAGAAGATTATTTTGCGTCAGGAATAAATATGGAATCAGATTCTTACGAAGAGGTTTTTGAAAAGTTTGAGAAAATGAATCTAGGGATAATTTACAACGTAACAGAGAAAAAATGACATACACAACTAAAAAAAAGTTATTAAAACAAATTTTAAATTTAGAAACAAACCTAACAATTGGTCAAATCGTAGAATTAACTGGATACACTTGGGAGGAATTGAATATTTCAAGATTAAGATGCAAGGTTGTTTGGCGGCAATTAATCATGAGTTATTTATATTCAAATGGAATGACATTTCAATCAATTGGCGAAAAGTTTGGCAAAGACCACGCCACTGTCATTCACGCAATCGAAAGTTTTATAAATTTACACAGATGGAACGATGAATTATCTGTTGAAACATTAAACAAAGTGAAGTGCGTTTTTGAATTAAAAATGAGTAAAAGCACTCTTACGGACAGATTGCTTTCTAAGCACTACACAAGTGGAACGGGGGTTATTTTAGACTATGAAACTAGAATAAAATTTGATTGGGTTGCCGACGCAATAAATGAAGCATTGAAAATAACTGAATAATTTATTGTAAATTGTGCAAAATTAAACTAAAAAATATGAAACAAGAACGACCAAGGTTGTACGGGAACGTACTTAAAGCCTATAAAAAATTGATTAAAGTTGAAAATCGAGTTTTAGTAATTGGAGATTTGCACGAGCCTTTTTGTTTGGATGGCTACCTAGATTTTTGTGTTAAAACGTTTAAAGAATACAATTGCAACAAAGTGATATTTATTGGCGATTTGATAGATTCACACTACTCAAGTTACCACGAAACAGATGCCGATGGTATGGGGGGAAAAGACGAACTAGAATTAGCAATTAAGAAAATTTCTAAGTGGTATAAAGCATTTCCAGAAGCAGATGTAACACTAGGAAACCATGATAGAATTATAGTTCGTAAGGCGCAGTCTAGCAACATTCCGAGCAAGTGGATAAAAGAATTTAAAGAGGTCCTAGAGACGCCTAATTGGAACTACGTAACGGAGGTTTACGTTGATGGAGTACGCTATGTTCATGGAGACAAATCCAGTGTAGCTAAAACAGCCGCCAAACGAGATATGGTAAGCACAGTTAGCGGACACTTTCATACTCAATTGTATGTCGAATGGTTCTTTGGAAAGTACGCTGCTCTTTTCGCTATGCAAGTAGGTTGCGGAATAGACAGCAAATCTTACGCAATGGGTTATATGCAAGGAGGTAAAAAAGAAGCCATCGGAGTAGGTATAGTAATTGGCGGTCATACTGCTTTCAATGTAAAAATGGAGTTATGAGTAACAGATATTCAAGATGTAAAAAAGGAACAATAGAAATAGGTGGTAAAAG